ACTTAGATAGTTCTGCAGTTGAACCAACAAACAATGCATTAGTTACATTAGTTGGTCCTCTTGTAGTTTTGTCTTCATCAATATCTTTAAGTTTTTTCTGAAGATCCATTAATTTATCAGTTGCATCGGCAACGTTTTTAATTAACTGTCCGGCAACTTCATAAGCCCTTGGCATTTCACTTTCTTGTGCCAATTCAAGAATTCCATTGATTGCTTCTTGACCTTTTTCTATAATTGAATATAAATTTCCTCTTGTATAATCGTAATCTTTTTTTATATCATCTGAAATTTTTGATACTTTTTCAATTTTATCGTTAACAGATTCTATTTCTGAAGAAATAATTTCTCCAGGTATGTTAAAGGTTTCATTTAACTTGTCAAATTTTTTAGTCATTTTCATAAGTCACCATCAAACCCAAAATCATCTCCAGCAACAATAAGTGCATTATCAGCAGTAGTTATGAGTCCAACATTAGTTCCAGCTACGTGAGCAGTTGCAGTTGTATTGTCTGCACCTCTTGTAACTGTCAATGTATTGCCAGACTTACTCTTGACATACATTTCCTCCGAATTTAAGACAATGTAAGATTTTGCTGGAATAGACGACGCATCATTAACAATTATATTTTTAGTAGTGGCAGTAATATCTAAAGATAAATTGGTAGTGACATCTCCTGAGTAATTTTTAGTTGCTTTTGGTTCAACAGAATATGTAACATCTCTTCCACCTTCTCCACTGGCAACAAAACCAATCGAAACTTTTTTGATAACATCTTTGGAGACATCCGAAACTGGTCCAAAAAGATATGTTTTAGCAGTAAATCTTAAAGTATAAATTAATGCTCTTCTTGTGTCATAACTTCCTTCATAATCATCTTGCATAGTTATGCCTTCAAGAACAATAGGAACGTCTCTTTTTTCTCCAATAGAGTCCACTAAATTTATTGTTAGATTATAATTTGGTTGAAAATATGGCAAAATTTGTTCAATAATTTGAAGCATATCATCATTCAATTTTGTAAAAATTGCCAATTCAAATTGCATATTATAAGGAACTGGCATATAGGATTTTCTAATTTGTTTTCCATCAGCGGCCAGTCCTGCTAAAAATGTTTGAGTTGTGGTAACTTTTCTTGATGGATCATAATTTAGTCCAGTAAATTCAAATGACATTCTTGGTAATGTAATTTGAACTGGTTTATTGAGATTTGGAACTTGCTCTAATCGCGCCAAGAACTTTTGAGTGGGCCCATAAGCTAACGGAACTTTGATTAAACTTTCTGTTCCAACATCATGACTATGTTTGATTTCAATCTCATTGAATAATGATCCAAATCCAACAATTGTTTTTCTTAAAATTTCGTTATAAAAATATTCAAACATATTTTAAAACCTTATAACTGAACCTTTTAATTGACTATTTATGGATTTCCAAAAGGATTGCTTTCACTGAAATTTAAAATCAAATCCGCTTCATTTTCAATATCTTTATTTTGACCAAATTTATCATTTTGATTATAATCATCAATCATTCTAACTTTATATGTCGCTGAAGAAGCTGCGCCGACAATATTTTCATTATTTACAAAAATGCCACGAATATTCGCAAGTTTTAATTCGTTTGTTATCATATCCCAAGATCTAACTTTTCCAGTTGCTCCACTTACACTTCCAGTTACATCTTCATTGTATATGTATGTTCCAACTCCAACCATATAAGGAGATCCAATTGTGATTGTAGGTGCCACTGTGTATCCAAGACCTGCATTTGTAATTCGAATTTGTGTAACAACACCCGATTCATTAATCACAACCCTTCCTATTGCCGTTGTTCCCGCACCAGGAGGAGAAGAAAATGTTACTGAAGGTGCAGTTGCGTAACCAGAACCTCCATTGGAAACGGTAATGATGCCAACAATTCCATCTCCAATAACACTTGTTGCAGCTGCACCCGATCCGCCGCCGCCCACAAAAACAATACTCGGCGCAACAGTATATCCATATCCAGGGTTAACGATTTCTACACCCTGAATTTTTTTGGAAATAGTCCCGTTACAATCAACAATTCCTTCAATTAAAGTTGCAATTCCAACTGCAGTTAAACCTCCAGCTGGGGCAGAAGAAATTGCCACTGTTGGAGCGGAAGTATATCCATTTCCTCTTTTTGTTACTGTGACATATCTAACGCCACCATTTACAATTCCAGTTGTTGCCAAGGCGGTAACACCAGAACCAACCATCGTCAATGTTTGAATATATCCTTCATTCTCAATGTTATCATCAATTTCTTCAACACTTGTATCAATAATCTCATCTTCATATCTAAAGAGTTCGCATTTGAGTTGATAGACATATGTTTTTTGAAGTTGATAAAAAGGTTGTTCATGCTCTACAAATTTGATTTCAAATAACCTATCTCCAAGAGGGAAATAAATCAAATCACCTTCTTTTGGTCTTGATGTAAGTTGAATATCTGGAATATCCTTGATTAAAGGTGCGATATAATTTTCATATCTTTCTTTTGAAATGGTCAAAGTTAAATCATTTAATGGTTGAACACCAAACTTTGATAAAAGAGTCCCTTGACCTTCATATCCATCATAAGTTTCAATATAAGCTTCAATTGGATATGCATTGTTAAATTCGGATTCAACAACTTCTCTTATTACGGTTTTAGTTGTTAAATATTGCCTTGGAATATAATAAACCTCAACACCATACATACGAAGTTGCTCATTGATCAAATCTTGAACCAATGATTGCTCAGATGTTGAACCTTGAAGGAAAAATGGATTGAGCATATTATCCGATCATGTCTAATGGAGGTAATTCGTAAGTATTCGACATCTTTTCCATAATGATATCAATTTCTCTTTGTGCATCCTCATAAAACTGTCTGCCATTGAGTTCAACTCCACCAGGCAGTTTTACTCCTTGGAATTTAATTAAATTTTGTCCCCACTGTCTCTTGATCAATGCAGTTAAGTATGGTTTTAAGAAAGAGTCGTTCCAAACTCTTGAATAGTCGTTAGGATCAAGAGTTCTAAAACAATCGATAACAAGATAAGTGCCCTCTTTAACACTTGCCCAATCGATATCAATATATAAACGATCCTGTCTCTTATTAAATCTAATTTGTTTTTGTGTCGTAAGTAAAAACTCAATATCCTCCAAGTAAGTTTTTACCATTGCATAAGTTAAAATTTCAGTGGGGCCCCAATAATAAACATCATTTAAGAATAACTGATATTTGACACTAAACATATTATTGGTAATGCTATTTACGCCATCAAAGTGAAAAATCTTATTTACTCCAATAACTGATGGTGGAACTGGTAAATAATTTCCAGTCTCATTATATGAGAATGATGTAGTTAAACCTACAGCTTCATTTACTGTTGTGGTAGTAATTCCAACTCCTCCAGTAACAGCCCTACCTCTATTAATATCATCTTGAGTGATTTTATATTTTAAATATGTTTGATAAACACCATCAAAATGTCTCTCTTGAAAAAATTGAACTGCATCATCTACAAGATCTTCAATTTGCTCATCTGCAACATTAATTTCCAAAACTGGATATCCCAGTTTTCTTTTGCAATAATCAATTAACTCTTGCCTTGTAGATGGTTGTGCCATTAGAGATTAACCAATACTTCTTGTTGTCTTAGATATAACTTAAAATAACACTTTGCAAAATCTCTCAAAGTGTTAGTATCATCTATACTATCTAGGTATCTTGAAAACTTTTCATATTCAAAAAGTTTATTTACATTTTCCAACTCAATTGAATTAGGATTCATTGATAAAATTTCTTAATAAATCTTTAATCTCATTCAAATCACTTTTAATTTCATTGACATCATTTTCTAAATTTTGAATTTTGTGATTTTGATTGTAGATTCTTTTATAATTGTCAATATATGAATTGTAGCCTTGTTCATCAATATTGATAATTCCATTAGAATCCGTATCTCTTACCAAGTCATTTTTGTCTTTAACTCTAATGTAAGTCATATTTTATACCTTTGGTTTAGTTGTAGCAATTGCACTTAAAGATCCAATGATGGGTGGATTTGCCTGATTTTTAGCAGCCATCACAACTTTAATTGAGAATGCATCAAAGTCGGGAAGATTTTCCACACTATAACTATATGATAGAGGTGAAAGGTCATCAGAAACAATTGGTTTCAGATCAGGAGTTCCATCATTTAATGATGGATTAATGACTACTTTATTGCCAATTCCATCAATGGTCGAATTTGAATGTCCTGGGAATAACTCGAAGTTTTGTGAAAGTTCTGGAGCATCAACTCTAAACAATCTGTAAAGAACTCTAAAGTCACTACTTGTAGATTTGCTTGCGGTCAGTACCACTGAAAGTGCATTCGCAGGAAGTTTCATTTTTACTGGTTTAGTCACAAGAACTGTTGAGTGTTTATCTTTAGTCAAACTTCTTACATTATTATCTAAAGCATAACTTAACGGATTACTGAATTCAATTGGATTATTAATTAAATTGGATGCCAGTTGAACATAAGTTATATTTTCAGTGTCTATGAATGGAGACACGTTTGAATCACTTGACGAAAACAACATTTGAACTGCTAAAGATCTGTTTCCGGGAACATTTGTTAAATAATTGCTAGCATTTATATTTGATGCGATCAATCTTGGAGTTTCAAAATATGTTACATCATTTAAATCCAAATCTATGAAACCTTGATCTTCAAACGAAACTTCATTTCCACCAATACTAGTTGCACTAAATGTTCTTAACTTTGCAGATAAATCGGTGTTTGGCACAACAAATCCATTAATATTTGGTTTGATACTTTCAAATTGAATGTTGTTTGAAACCTCCACGCCAGTTGATCCAGTTTGACCCGTCGCTGTAAAATACAAATCATTTGTTCTATCTGAACCAATGCCAACATTAGCAAAATCAGTTCCGTCAGCATCAACTTTAATGGAGTAACTGTTGAGATCAATTGGATGATTTGCGGTATCAACTTCACCAAAACTATGTACCTTATTGAGTCTTCTTAATGAGAATCCATTAAATTGGTATCTATAGACTTTGGTATTTACAGGATAAGTATTTGCCCCCGTTCCATCAATTGCTCTTGTGAGTCCAGTTAATGAATTGCCAGAAACTGTAGTATATCGAATAACCTCATTACCAATGATCACAAATCCGGGATTTATTGCACTGACTGCAATACCTTCAAATAAATTAAATCCAGTTCCAGAGGCAAGTTCAATCGTTGTAGTTTCTGTAGCGGTCAATTCAGCAGTAAGTGTGCTATTCAAATCAGTATTTAATGGACGCATACCTTTAATTTCAACAAAGTTGGAAACAGAGTGCATTCCATGATTTGGTTGAATAATCTTCATGTGAAGACCATCATAATAGGGATCATTTGAAATTGAAGAAATAGTTACTCCTGCACCAAGAGCAGCAACTGCCCCAGACGAATCGACATAAGATAATGCAATACCTGCAGAAAATTGACCTTGAACACCATCAATAATAAACGTATTGTTAGTTGCTATTGATGTAACTGCAACTTGGCCTCCAAATCCAACATTTTGACCAATGTCTGGTATCTGTAAAGAATCGCCAATTACATATCCAATTCCTCCATTTGTAATTGTAACTGTGTTAATTTTATTTGCAGCAACTATAACTGTTGCTTGAGCACCTTGACCAACACCAGTTTCAGTTATTAAATTAACGTCGGTAAATGTTCCATTAGTGTAACCAACTCCAGAATTACTAACAGTAACGCCAGCGCCAACAGTAATTGATCCACCAATTCCTGCAAGTTTTCCTCTTGCACCACCTTGAGCCAAGGTGATGCCAGGAACGATAATTGTTGGACTGTATCCTGTGGATCCGAGTCCAACGGTAATTTTCTTAGATAGTGGAATTAAAGAGTTAGCTGGTAAGATTGGTTTTGTTTTATTTCCAATGTTCAGTTCTGGATTGAAGAATGTACATGTACCTTCTGTTATAAATTGTGCTTTGTAAAGCGTAAATTTAAGATCGTCTAATTGTGAAGGAGACCAAGTATAACCGTTCTGAGATTTAAACAGGCTTCCCAGCATGTTTTCATCTCCAGCCTTAACTGAGATTTTTGTATTTGTTTGTAAGTCGTTCTCTCCAAGTCTAGCAATAAAGACTTCATATTCTTTACTATTTGAAAGAAGAACAATCGAATATTCAGCAAAAGATTCGCTTCCCTTTTCGGCACCAACAATTACTTTTTCTTTTGGACCATCAAGATAAACTGGTGAGGCAAAGGTAAATTTAGTTGCTACTGAACCATTAGTTGACAAATTAATTTTGTCTGGAGCAAGTGTGACCTCAGAATATGGAAGTGTTGTGCTAGTTGGACTTCCATTTTCAACTGTGCGAATTTGTAAAGTAACAGTATCAGCTGTTTGTGATGTAAAGTCTGGTTTAGTTTTGAAAAATACTTCAAGTGAGGTTAAGAATATGCCAGATTTTTCCGAAACAAAGAATGTTTGTGCAATTGGGTCATAAGGACATTTGGCAAGGCTGTCAGATGAGGTAAGTCCAATCTTAGGAAGTTGTCCTGAAATTTGATATTGATACGTTTGAGTATATTTTTCATAAAGTTGTTTTTTTT